TCCTCAGCGGTATGACAACCAACCGCATATAATTTTTTAGCACCAGGTTCAGTTGGATATTCAATTCCTAAACCAGCCTGATGATCATATTCATCAAATGACTTTATACCTTCTTTCATTTTTATCAGAGCAGAGTTTCTCTAGAGAATCTATAAGTAGTTATTCCTGTTACTCCAGTTTGTGGGGTAACTCTAAGTTGACATACCCCAGCACTTATTGTTGAGGATACAGATACTAATGGATTTGAAGTAGTATACATAATCGCAAATTCATTAGAATATGCAGTGGTTCCATCCTGCATTACAAGAACTTTCTGTGCTTGAATTCCATTTGCATGTTGAATATGAAGGGTATATTCAGCAGTTCTAAAATTAGATGTAGATACATTAAACTGATCTACAATTTGTTCTGTAGATACCACTGCAATAAATGTTCCGATTCCCGATGAAACTCCATACCTAGCAACCTGTAAATCCGATTTTGGTAAGTCTGTTTTTATACCAACTGCAGATGTAGTATGAATTCCAGCGGCATTATCAATAAATTTACCTGTTGCTGTAGATATTCCAGTGAGTTGAGAACCATCTCCTCTAAATGAAGTGGCAGTAATAATGCCAACAACTACATTAGGAGTTCCTGTTAATCCCTGAGCATTTGTTGCTACTCCTGCGGTTGTTGCATAAGTTGCAATGCCTGCGGTTGTTGCATAAGTTGCAATGCCTGCAATGTTTGAATAATGATTAGCAATTTGAATAGATGCAACACCACCAGAAATAGTTGCAGTTACAGCAGCACCAACAAAATTAATTGTTCCTGCAGTTCCAATATTGCCACCCTCATCCTGAATTATAACACCAGTTCCAGATGCAACAATTCCAGTTAAACCAGAACCATCACCAACGAATTGAGTTGCAGTAACAATACCTGATGCATTGAGACTTGTTGCCGCAATAGTTCCTACAGTAATGTTAGGAGTTCCAGAAAGACCCGTTGCGTTACCAGTCACTGCACCGATGAACGTAGTAGCAGTTACAACCCCAAGTGCTTGAATATTACCAGTTACTAAAGTTTGAGTAGTATTAATACCAGTAGCAGTTGCATTAATAGTAACTACACCAGTTGAACTAGAAATTGTTATTCCAGTCCCAGCAACAATACTAGTTACAATTCCAGTAAGATTTACACCACTTCCATTTATACCTCCAGTAGCAGTAATAATTCCAGCAACATTTAAATTCTGAGTTATTCTTGTGCTACCAACAACGTGAAGTCTCTCTGTTGGTGAGTTTGTCCAAAGTCCAACATATCCTTCACTTGCATTTCCAGGTGCTCCACCATAAATGTTGATGTAATCTGTTGCACCAATTGACCCACCAGCTTCAGATTGCCATCTGAATATTGGCGTATTTGCAAAACATCTATGTCTGAAGAATAAAGTTGGACCCGCTTGGGCATCATATACCAAATAAGAATAATTTTCTGAATTATCAGTATCTTGAAGTCTTAATGTTGGTGTACTTCCTTGTATAAGAACATCATCATTACATGTGATTGTCCCTACAGAAATCGCTGGTGTTCCAGTTAATCCAGAAGCAGTAGTTGCTGTAGTTGCTGTAGTTGCACTGGTTGCAGTAACCGCACTTGTAGCAAAATTAGCGGTGCTAGCAACACCAGCAACAGAAGCAAAACTAACAGTTCCTGTAAAAGTTCCCCTAAATTCTGTAGCAGTTACAATTCCAGAAGCAACAATCCCACTATTAACACGAAGTTCACCAAATACAGTTACACCGACTCCAGTTGTGGAGAACTTAAGGGCATTATCATAATATAAATTCGCCGCGTTATTTGGAATAAAAGATGCAGATAATTTAGTAGATGTTGCTCTAATAAAAGCACCACCAGTTCCAGTGTTAGTTAAATAAAGTCCACCATCAGCATCTTTATTTTCAATGTGAAGTCCAGTTGTGCTTCCCGATGTTCCCCAGAATATATCACCATAATTACTATCTCCAATAGATCCAAATCTAGCAGTTGCAGAAGAATCATAAGTAAAGACATATCCATTGCTCATCAAAACGTTTTGAGAAATAGATGCTGTTAGATAAGAAGAAAGATTTGGTGGTGTATAAGTAAATACTCCAGTTACATTACTGTATGTAAGAGTACTAATTCCAGGTGAATTTACAGTTACAGACAAATCGGTTAAACCAATTCCAGCTCCACCAGCAGCAGTTAAGTCTGAAGCAGAGACCCATTGAGATCCATTCCACTTAAGAACTTCACCGATAACAGGAGAAGAGACATTGACATCACTAAGTTGATCAAGTGTCATCGACACTGCAATTCCAGTTAATCCAGAACCATCACCTTTAAATGATTGTGCGGTAACAATACCAGTAAAAATAGCACTGGATAAACCAACTACATCACTTGTAAATCCTACTCTATTTCTAAAAGTACCAATACCATTTACAAGTAAACTATTAACGATGTCAACTTGACCCCATTCAGAATCCAAATAAAGTGGACCACTAACACCAAAGATATTGTTTAATCCATAAGTTCCAATACGGATATTTTTAATCTCTGCAGTATTTGCAGTAACTACACCGACAGTAATATTAGGAGATCCAACAAGACCTTGAGATACTGTAGATATACCAGATATTGAGGCATAACTTACTGATCCAGCTGTTGTAGCAAATGTTGCAATTCCAGCCGATGTTGCATAAGTTGATACTCCAGATGTTGCAGAATAAGTGGAGACCCCTGCAATACCTGCATAGGTGCTCACACCAGATGTTGTGGAATAAGTAGAAACTCCTGCGGTAGAAGCATATGTAGCAATTCCTGAATTGGATGCGTAGGTTGCACTAGTTGCATTACCAGTCAAAGCACCAACAAAATTTGTTGCGCTAACGTTTGGTACAGTTAATGTATTAGTATCTGTTCTATAACTTAAATCAACATCTGCTCTAACTATCTGTCCATTAGTTCTACTCTCAACAAATGTCGGATAATAAACTGTTGTCAATCCATTGGTGTTAAGAATATCAACAGTACTTGCAGTTGTTGCTACACCTGCGATTACAGCAAATGCGCTGATTCCTGCAGTGTTTGCATAAGTCGCTGTACCAGCATTAGTTGCATAAGTTGCACTGGTTGCATTGCCACTAAAACTAGAAGCAGTGATAATTCCAGAAAAAATTGCATTGCCCAGAGGTGTTAAAGTTGCCCCAATAGAAATTGGAGATCCAATTAAAATTCCATTTCTTGCTGTTATAATTCCAACTGAATCTAAATTGGTAAGAGATACGTAAGATAAAGTTCCAGCAATACTTACGTTACCACTAAAAGATGCATCAACTGCAGTTACATTTGCAACAACAATGTTTGGAGTTCCAGTTAGTGCCTGAGCAACTGATGCAATTCCAGCAGTAGAGGCATATACAGAAGTGACCGCTGATGTTGCATTTGTTGCAATCCCCGCAGTATCTGCATATGTGGCAATTCCTGAAGTGGATGCATAGGTTGCAATTCCAGCGGAGGTTGCATAAGTAGAAATTCCAGATGCTCCCGCATAGGTAGCAATTCCAGCGGAGGTTGCATAGGTAGCAATTCCAGCGGAGGTTGCATAGGTAGCAATTCCAGCGGAGGTTGCATAGGTAGCAATTCCAGCGGAGGTTGCATAAGTTGCACTGGTTGCGTTACCACTAAAAGAAGCCGCTGTGACTACACCAACAACAACAATAGAATTAGTGCTAATCGTAGTTGTTCCAACACCAACACTAAGACCAGTTAAATTAGATCCATCACCTGAGAATGATGTCGCAGTAACAATACCAGTGACCCTAATGCCCTGGTTGAATGATGCACTGCCCACTTCATTTATCGTTACACCAGTTCCAATTGTAATCCGATTATTATTCCCATCTAATGTCAGAGAACTTGTACCAATCGTAAGAATACCAGTGATTCTTGCGTTGCCATTTACAACTAAAGAAGTGGTCGATCCACCGACAATAACATTGGGGAATGTAGAGACGCCAACAGACAATCCATAATTAGAAGTATTACCAAGACCCAGAATACTATCCAGAGTTTGAGTCTCTGTTGTAATTCCAGTTGGTGGTACATTAGAAAAAACAAACTTCCTAGTGGCATGATCATACTTAAGATACTTACCATCATATGCTGATGGATTTGTGGCGATACCAACAACATCATCAAGATACATGAGTTGAGTCTCACCACCACCACCAAGAGTAGCAAGTTGTGTTGAGATTCTATCGAGGAATAATGAATAGTGTTGCTTGAACTGATCAAAGGTTACAAAATCAGTTTTAGCAAGAGGATCTCCACCCTGAGGAGATCCAGTTGGTTCATTTAAAAATCCTTCGCTAATTCTTTTATTTAATTTACCATATACGGTAAGAATCTCATCTAATTTTTCTTCAAGTGCAGGAATGTTTGGGAACATTTCCTGATTAATATTTTCTATAAGTTCATCACGCAATCTATAAAAATTAGCATCAATATTAGATAGCTGCTCATCAACTTTTTGAAGATGTCTAAGTTCCCTCTTCTTCTTTACTGTTTCATGAAGACTCTCTAATTCTTTGGTTATATTATTGCTGTGCTCTTGAGTAAGGAAATCCTTTTTCCAATCAAATTTTAAGGCGGTATTATCTTCTGCAAGAAAATCTACGCCCTCAGTGTTATCAAGAGCACCTGTTTTTTTTAATTCATCATCAAGCTTCTTTAAATTTTCTTCAATCTGCTTGGATTTTTTCTTAATATCCTTGAAGGTGCCCATTAAATATTCCAGTTAATACTTCTTGTAGTAATATTTATTATACTGCAAATTATTAGGTATGTCGAACTATGTTTTTTAGAGAACAAAATGTGAATTAAAGATTATTCATAAATAAATAAAAAGAGATTTCTCAATAGTAACAATGTTAAACGAACCTACAAGAGCTAGACTTCTAGCAATTTGCAACGACGTAAAAGCAAAAAAATCAGTTTCTGAAATGAATCTCGTATGGGCGCAGAAGAATGCTATCCATGATGATGAAGCAGCAGAACTGTTAAAGGCAGCAGGCAAATATATCGAAGCCGCTGAGCAAGAAGATACTACCGAAGTTTGATAACTTAAAGACATAAAAATAGGGGGCAGATGCCCCCCTTTTTTTATTTTGTATTGAGATATTTAATTACTTCTTCTGGAGTAGAATTAACATAAGGATCATCATCAGCATTAGATCGTTGACCTGCTTCAGAAGACATCCATTCAATTACTCCATCATTAATTACTGCAACATAACGCCAAGAACGATTACCAAATCCAAGGTTATGTTTTGAGACCAGCATTCCCATGTCACGAGTAAACTCAGCATTACCATCAGGAATCAATTTAACTTTTTCAATTCCTTGATCTTTTGCCCAGGCGTTCATTACAAATCCATCGTTGACAGAGATGCAATAAATTTCATCAATTCCCTTCTCTCGGATTACATCATAGTTATCTTCAAATCCAGGAAGTTGATAAGCACTGCATGTAGGAGTGAATGCTCCAGGAAGTGAGAAGATTACAACTCGTTTGCCCCCAAAAAGTTCAGCGGAAGAACGAGTTACAAATTCCCCATTTTCACGGAATACAAAATTAATAGCGGGAATTTGATTATCCATATCACCATACACCAGGAATTACTTGACCAGTCAGGGCGTAAGAGATAACCGCTGCAACGAAACCAAGCATTGCAAGACGGGAGTTGAGGATTTCTGCCTCAGGGGTAAAACCAAATTTCATTTTGTTTCTCCTTGATAAGTGTGTTGTTGTTTGAGTTCAGGGTTTGGTGTGGATGATACCACTTGTTTGATTGGTTTGATGACAATAAACTTGTCATTCTTTAGAGTGCCTGCGATCTTGACTTCAAGTTCTTGACCGTTATGCCAAGCACCACTCTCTACAAGATTTTGTAAAGCAATAGATAACTGACCAAGCATTTCACCAGTTGTCACAGGTTTTCTTCTTGTTCAGTCAGAATCACACAGTCGCTGGTGGGATATGCTACACAAGTAAGCACCCAACCTTCAGCAATCTGGTCATCATCAAGGAACGATTGCTCCTCGTTATCTACAGTGCCGCTAAGAAGTTTGCCAGCACAAGCAGAGCAAGCACCAGCACGGCAACTGGAAGGTAGATCAATACCAGCTTCTTCAGCAGCTTCAAGAATGTATTGGTCATCAGGGCATTCAATAACAGTTTGAGTGCCATCAGGGGATTGGAGAGTAACGGAATAAGTTGCCATCAATAAGTCTCACAAAGTTTTTCTACGGAATATGCCAGCAGCACGAAGAAGCTGACTGATGTGATTATAAAGGTAAGTTCTGCCATAGTCAATCAATTGTCAGAAGATGCCGAAGAAGAGCTTGCCAGTGAGTGCATAAGAAACAGCACCAGCAATAATACCGACCATAGCCCAGCGCCCATTGTATTTCTCCTTTACTTGGTTGGGGGTATCCATTCCATAGTTTTCGTAGTACATCGTAGGTTCTGTTGCCCACATATTCTGTTGTCCACGATCATTAGTTGTTACAGTCATTGTAGTTTTGTAAAGAACTATTACATGATTATATAGCAAAAATAAAGGGGTGTCAAGCACCCCTCGTAGTTATTAATACCTAATTTGTCAGGAATCACTAACTTTTTTTGGTTTGTCGCACATATTGCAATAGTAAGAAAACCCAGTTTTAAAGTATTTTATAACTTGAAAATGATTGGAATCAAGTGGTTTTTTTTCACCACATTTTGAACATTCTCTATATTGCAAATCCATTATCAGAAGGAATACTTCACACCTGCTTTCACATTACTGGTCAGTTTATCACCAGTCAGGAAGTAGTATTCACCATAGACGCTAACACGTTCTGCAGCAGCAACGGTAGCACCAACCTTACCAGA